GCTGTTATGTTGATTTCATCTAAGTCAACACCAGATCAACATTCTATGGCATTAATCCCATACGCAGGTTACGCTAAAGATCATACTATTACAGTAGATCAAAGAGCAGTAATTTGGGAAGCAGAGTTAGAAGATTCTGTTTACAATCAATACCAATCTATTTTCGGATCAGGTATTCAAATATTCTCGGAGCAATCTACAATGGCTCCCAATCACGCATCACTAAATATTGTACAGAATTAATTTCTTTTAGTTAGTCTTACCCGTTCAGTTATAGATGAGGGGCAGGCTCTTGATGCGTTATAATAGGTCTTTTGTATAGGACCTTTATCCCCAGAAGCACATTGATATTCGCATACTAAAAGATTGTCTGAGGCTTTTTTACTGATTAGATTGCATGAAGTTTCTACAACCGTATAGGGTTTTTCTACTTTATCTTTAGAAGATACTTCTAGTTTAAAGTCAAAATCTATATTTGTTATTAGCGGTGCAACTGCCGCGGAAAAGGCAGCAATGCTCAATAAGGTTTTTTTACTAAGCATTGCGGCCCATTAGGTTAAAACCAGAGCCAAATACCTTGACTCAATAGTACCATACCAGCAACAGCAACGTACAAACTGCCTTTGTACATTCTATTGTTGACTGCTAAAATACTTGCGGATAATAAAACAATTGCTAATTGAAATGCCATGCTAGCAAAAGTTAACCATGGTGTATGTTTGCTAGCTTCGTCTCTAGCCTTTTCATATCCTTGCGCTTTTGCTAATAATTCTTTCTTTCCTTCTCCCTTTTCAGGATCAGTTTCATAACGAGCAATTTTGGCATCTAGTTTTTCAGCCTTTGCTTTATCTCCTCGAGAAACATAGTCGTCTCGTTGACCTTCGGCAATAGCTTGCTTAATAGATTTGGATTGAAAGAATGCGTAAGTATCAGTTGCCTTTAATGTATTCTTTAATACGGCACCACTAAAACTACTGGAATAGTAAGTAGTAATTGCCATGAATAATGCCATAACAACAATCACCATTCCTGCCTTATCTTTAATTAATGCTTCCCGCTCAGACCGAGACAGGGGTTTTGTTTCTGTTTTTACTTCAGCCATATTACTCCTTTAGTGTTTGCCTGTAAATAATTTCACAAGTATCATTGCAATGATAATAAAAAATAATATAAATGCATTCACAATAACTAAGGCAACTGCTGTGCCCTTTTCCAATAACCAGTTCCACAAATATTCATATTCTTCTGCTAATCTTTTGAACATTTATCTTCCTATATATTTTTGAGGTTGTGCTTCTTTTTGTCTTTGCGCTTCGGATTTAGGTATCCATCCATCACCATATTGTGGATATAGTTTTTTTCGATTTTCTACAACTACTGCCATCATACAGAATACAGCTAGTATTATTACCAATGCACCTACACCCCACGCTGCCTCTGCCCTTAATAATTCTAATCTTTTTCGTCTTCTATCAGATTTTATTTTATCTTCTCGCATTTGTTTTGCGATAAGAACTTTTTGTTCCTTGCCCATGACTTCCATCATTTCTTCAACTTCTGTATGGAGGGCGCCCAATTCGGGAGGACTTTGATATACCATTATTTCTCGTAATTCAGTTCCCATTTGTTCTAATTGTTTTTTCATTAGAACTCTTTGTAATGCTCTTTTACCTAAACTAGAATCGCCCGCGTATACTTCTGTTTTGGCACGGCGCTCTTCTTCTTCAAAGATTGCCATACATTTGTAATAGTTATCGTAGTATGCACCAAGATGATTACCGATCTCAGTATAGATACCGGTAGTCTCTCCTGATTTTTTATTAAGTTCTATTACGCGATTTTTCTCTTGAACAAATTGATTACGTTGTTCTACTGTCGCGGGTTTTTCTGGGGGGTGTAATTTGCTGAACTGGTCGTCAAGATCTTTTAGAACATCTTTGACTTCCCCGGCTGCACCCTTTATATCCCTGTAAAGTTTGCATCCTGCTTTAACTGCAGACACAGCACCGTTAGCGAGAGCGAATAGAGTTATTGGATCCATTGCTCTTTTCTACTAACACGTGAGTTATACAGTAACACTGCGAATTGTCCTTTTTTAATTATTATCTATTGACAAATTCACGGGATTACTATATAATCATACATATATTTATATAACTAAGGTTTTATTTAATGAAGTTTTATACTAGCGTAAACCAATATGGCAACAGTATCCTCATTCGTGGGATAAATAACGGCCACAAAGTACAGGATAGAATTCCTTTTAAGCCTACTCTTTACTTTAATTCACCAAAGGAATCAAAATTCAAATCTGTGTATGGGCAAGATCTATCACCAATCGAATTTGGTAGTATAAATGAAGCTAAGGAATATGTCCAACAGTATAAAGAAGTTGAGAACTTTCCTGTATATGGAAACACAAATTACGGATACCAATACATATCTTCAGCATTTAAAGATGAAATAGAATTCGATATGTCTCAAATGAAGATATGGTCATTAGATATTGAGACAACCGCGGAACTAGGATTCCCCGATGTTTCTAATCCTAATGAGAAAGTTCTATTAATTACAACTCAGGATTATGTAACAAAACAACTTGTGACCTTTGGATTGAATAAGGCAAATCCTGTTAGTGATAAACACACTTATGTTTATTGTGCAGATGAAACACAATTGCTAAAAGAGTTTTTAGAATATATTTCTGAAGATCATCCACATATTATTACAGGATGGAATGTGGAGTTCTTCGATATCCCATACCTGTGTAATCGCATTGCTAAGATTTTAGGCGAGGATGCGTTAAAGAAGTTATCGCCCTGGAAAGTTGTAAACGAAAAGCGTATTTTAAAATTGAAGAAAGAGAATATATCTTTTGAGGTGTTAGGTATTGCTATTCTAGACTACTTAGACTTATATAAAAAGTTTACTTATAATGCACAGGAGTCTTATAAGTTAGATCATATTGCCAAGGTAGAACTAGGTAAAGAAAAATTATCATACGAGGAATATGGATCGTTCTCAGATTTCTATAAAAAGGATTGGCAGAAGTTTGTAGAGTATAATATTCGAGACGTAGAACTTGTTGACCAACTTGAGGATAAGATGAAGTTAATTGAACTTATCCTCACAATGGCATATGATGCGAAGTGTAATTATATTGATATTTTCTCTGCAGTAAGAACATGGGATTGCATTTTATATAATCAACTACTGAAGAAAAATATTATTGTCCATCAGCGAGAGGACAAACCCGGTAGACAAATTGCGGGAGCATATGTACAAGAACCTATTCCTGGAAAGTATAATTGGGTAGTATCATTTGATGCGACAAGTCTGTATCCTAGTATTATTATGCAATATAATATGTCGCCAGAAACACTTGTTAATAATCCTAAACACTTTGATATACAAATTAAAGATCTTCTTAAGGGAGAAGATGACTTATCAGATTTACAAGAATCAGATTATTGTATGGCATCTAATGGTAGATGCTTTACAAGAGATAAACAAGGCATCTTCCCTGAGATTGTACAAAAGTTATTTAATGATAGAAAACAGTATAAAAAGTTAATGCTTGATGCAGAATCCGAGTATGAGAAAACAAAGAATCCTATTTGGAAAAAAGAGATATCGAAGTATAATAATTTTCAGATGGCTCGAAAGATTCAGATGAATTCGTTATTTGGTGCCTGGGCTAATGAGTATTTTAGATTTTATGATTCCAACATTGCTGAAGGCATCACACTAACAGGTCAGTATATTATTCAGAAAGTGGGTAGAGACCTTGACGCATACTTAAATAAGATTTGCGGAACAAAGGATCATAGCTATTCCTTTTATTCTGATACTGATTCTTGCTATGTTACCTTCGCCCCTCTTGTAGAAAAATTCTATAAAGGAAAAGACCCAGAAAAGATTGTGGACATTCTTGATGAGATCTGTGAGGGTAAGATTCAGGAGATTTTAAATAAGAGTTGTAATCAAATTGCAGATTATACTAATGCTTTTGATAAGAAGATTTATTTTAAACGAGAAGCAATCGCAGAAACAGGTGTATGGGTTGCTAAGAAACGATATGCTTTAAATGTCTACAATAACGAAGGGGTTAAATATTCAGAACCTAAGTTAAAGGTTATGGGATTAGAAATTGTTAGATCATCTACACCCGAACCGATTAGGG